TACCAGATATTTCTTTAAAAAAACATATGCCCGTAAATTTATAGTAGGTGATCATCATAAATTGATATGTAATAAGCTTGATAATGTATATTTAGGTAATTGCAAAAAACTTATAATAAATATTGCTCCACGATATACTAAAACAGAATTAGTGGTAAAAAGTTTTATATCAAAAGGCATTGCCCTTAATCCAAAATCCAAATATATACACACCTCTTATTCTGAAAGCCTGGCATTAGATAATTCAGAATTTATAAGAAACCTTATCAAAGCAGATTATTATCAAGAATTATTCCCTATAAAAACAAGAAAGGATTCGGATTCAAAAAGTAAATGGTATACAGAAGATGGCGGTGGTGTATACGCTACTAGTTCAGGTGGTCAGATAACAGGTTTTGGGGCTGGAAATGTTGAAGAAGAAGAAAAGGTTTTAGAAGAGTTTATAATGCAACTTGAATTAATGAAAGAGTTTGCAGGGGCAATTATTATTGACGACCCTATAAAACCAGAAGATGCACGGTCTAAAATTAAACGTGATGCAATAAACCAGAGATTTGATACAACAATAAGATCGAGGACTAATAGTAGAAATACCCCAATAATAATAGTAATGCAGCGAGTTCATGAGATGGATTTAACAGGATATTTGTTAAAAACAGAACCTGGAGAATGGGAGGTATTAAGCTTGCCAGCGTTACATGAAGGGAAAGCATTATGGCCGTTTAAACATACTGTACAAGAATTACAACATCTGCAAAAAATAAATTATTATGTTTTTCAAACACAATATCAGCAAGAAACAAAAGGCGTAAGAACAGGGGGGGAATTTCTAAAACAATTTGAAATATTAAAACATGTAAATGGAGTAATGTATGATCCAAATACCACTATTGGGGTGGCAGTTGATAATAATGTATATCCGTATATTGCAGTAAGCATTTGGCAAGTAAGTGGAAGGACACAAAGACAGATACACGAGATATCGGCAAAAGACCCAAATAATACAGCGAGTAAAGCAGGGCAATTAGTTGTAAAATATCTTGATAGTATAAATTATAATGATATTGTTTTTATATATGGAGACCAGACAACAGAAAACCGGAATACTATAGATGATAATAAAAAATCATTTCTTGATAAATTTATAGATGAAATAAGAAAAAAATACGTTATCCGTAAACGTATGCAAACAAAAAATCCACCAGTGGCAATAACAGGAGAATTTATAGATAGTGTTTTTGGTGCTGAATATGATGGTTTAAAAATAGAAATAAGTGAAACCTGTACTGAAAGTATAAAAGATTATAACGAAACAAAAGAAGATTCAGAAGGTAAAATACTTAAAAAAAGAATTACAGATAGCCAAACAGGGATAAGTTATGAAGAAAATGGCCATTTTACTGATTTATTAAGATATAAAGAATACGTTGATTTTAAAGAAAGTTTTATTAAATTTGCAAAAGGTGAATTACAGGAAGATAATTATACACTTGGGCAACCAATAACGGATAGGAGTTTTTAAGATGTTTATAACCAGGTACGATTTAGAAACAACGCTTAACAAGGACGACATATCCAAGTTGGCAGAACTGGACAGCGAATATAAAACGGCAGTAGAAAAAGCAATATCAATAGTGAAGTCATATCTGCAACACAGGTATAACCCTGATGAAATATTTATTGATGTTCTGAGTTATAATAAAACGGTAACCTATGCAATAGATGACTTAGTATTTTATAATAACAAATATTATGTGTGCACAGTGGAATCGCTTGACCATTTACCAAATGATACAGATTATTTCGAAGAAACAGACAGCCGTGACCCGTCAATAGTTGATATAGTATGTGTATTGACTATATTTATATTATTCCGTAAAAGACAGCCCCGCAACATACCGGACTGGATAACTGAAGAGTATGACCGTAAAATTGACGACTTAAAAGCATATCAAAGAGGGACAAGGACAATTGAGTTAACTGTTAATTTAGACGCTGACGATGAAGAAGAAGGCCATCGTGTAACCTATGGCAGTGAAACTCAGAAAGATTGGAATTTTTAAATGGACACATTTGATTTAGCCCATCAGAGGGAATTAAAAAAATTAATTGCTGCTTACAACAAGCGACAACCAGCCAATACAAAGATTGATGAAAATATTGATTATTACAACTTAGATGCCACAAAACAGGATGTACAGGACTGGCAAAGCGCACGCCTTACCGCATTAGATTACATGTTACCAGACTGGACAGATTTGATAAGGGTGTATGATGATGTAATGGTCGATTCGTTCCTTACCGGGATAATAGAAACGGTAAAAGATATAGTAAAATCAAAAGAGTTTAAGATAGTAAACAATAATGGAGATGAGCAAGAAGATAAGAAAATACTATTTGAGCAGAAATGGTTTTTTAAGTTTTTAGATTATTGTGTTGACAGTTTTTATTATCCATATTCTATTGTTCAGCTAGGTGACCTGGAAGATGATAAATTTAAAAATATAAAACTCATTGACAGGGAGTATTATATACCTCAAAAGAATTTCATTAAAAAAAATCTTTATGCTTTTGGTACTTACAAACATAAATTTGATGGATGGGATATTACACAACCTGAGTTAGTAAATTATTACATAACAATTAAAGCAAACCATAAACTAGGGTTACTGGATAAAATAGCTTATCATGCATTAGGCAAAAAACACATGTTGATTTATTGGTGGCGTTATGGTGAGATATTTGGCATACCTATCCGAATAGGTAAAACAGACATAAGAGACCCCGTAAGGCGGCGCAACATGGAAACAATGGTTTCTACAATGGGCAATAGCTTATGGGGTGTTGTCGACCCGGAGGACGAGGTTAATTTAGTTGAATCAAAATCAGGCACTACGAACTTTTTTAAAGAGCTGATGAACCATTCAAATTATGAAATGAGCGTAGCCCTTGCAGGAAGTGAAACTATATTTAAAGAAAAATCATTTGTTGGTTCGGCAGAAGTAGGTGAACGTATATTTGAGTTAAGGCAAAAATCTATACTAAGGGATATTAGTTATATAATAAATAATGAGCTAATACCCAGAATGATAATTTACGGGCTGCCACTTAACGGGCTTCAATTAAAATGGATACAAGAAGACAATATAAGTTATGATGAAAAAATAAGGGCTGTTCAAACGTTGGGCACTTTATTTAGTTTAGATGCAGACGAGGTCGGCAATAAGATGGGGTTTAAATTAACACCAAAACAGATGATACCGCAAAATGAAGCAATAGAAGATATAAAAAACAGGCCAAAAACAAGCGTAATGCCAGAGGTAAAGGCGTTATATGGTGACATAACAGCCCCGATGCCAACGAGAAAGAAAGATGAAAGGAAAAAGGATTATATAGAAAGGTGCATGGGCGACCCTGTGATGTTAAAAGAATACCCTGACGAAAAACAACGTTTTGCGGTTTGTTCAACAAAAGTTAAGTAATAATGAATATATGATAATAGTGTCCCGATGAAACAAAAACGAAAATCAATAAGATGGCCAGAACATTAACACAAATATATAATTCACTGATTGCAGACAAAGAAAGCAATACGGATTTAGACGGGTTGACACCAAACCCGGAATCATTAAGTACGCTATTTACTTATGAGAATTTTAAATCATTAGCTAATACAGCAATAAGAAAATTAAGCAAATCGAAAGTTTCAATATGGCGATTGGTAATGTTTGTTTGTTCATATGCAATATGGATGCAAGAGCAATTATATGATTTATTTATCGAAGAGGTTGACGAGCTGACAGCAAACAGGGAATATGGCCAACAGCCGTGGTATACAGAAAAAGCAAAAGAGTTTCAGCTAGGCGACCAACTCGAATGGCTTGACGATAGTTATTACGGATATTCAAATATTGATGAAGATTTACAGATAGTGACACAGGCGGCCACAACGGTAAGTAATGGCATGGTGTATGTAAAGGCGGCAAAAGGGGTAATAGGCAGTTTGGAAAAATTAACAACTGATGAACTGGCAGCCTTTGAAAGATATATGAAAGGCTCACAAGAGGCGTACGCAGAAGATGGCATTGCACCGGCCGGGACACAATTAACGGTTATAAGTACTGACCCGGACGAATTAAAAATGGCTATTGAGGTGTTTTATGATGCTATTGTATTAGATAGTAATGGGGTGTTGCTTAGTGATGGTACAACTACCCCGGTGGAGGATGCAATTACAGATTACATACAACAGATACCGTTCGATAGTAAGTTTAGGTTGATTGATTTGGTCGATACGATACAAGATGCAACAGGTGTCGTCAATGTAGTTGTTAACAGTTGCGATGGGAAAAATAGTACACAAGCATGGGTGGATGCTACAGATATAACGACAACTACCGGACAGCAATATGTGACATATGCCGGGTATCTAAAAATGGGTGATGATTACGGATTGGATGGATATTATGATTATCCGACAAATTTAATACCGACAATAACATTTACAGCAGAAGAATAATGGAAAATAATAATGCAATAATAGGAAAAACATTAAGTCCGAATGATAAAAATTCAATGGAATTAATGAAAAAAATAGTTGATGTAAATAAATTAAAAAAGTGTATTATAATATTTGATTTTTCAAAAAATGATGTTATTGCAAATTGTGAATTTATTTTAGATTCAGATATAATAGGTGAATTATGAGCGCATACTATGAAATAGATTTTAGTGATTTTGCGGACAAGTTCATACCATGGTTTTTACGTGAATATGGCTTTGAATTTGAAGACGGTGATTTTAAGCAAGGGGACACAACAGACCAGGAGTTGAGATTTCATATACAAGCCCGCAACGGTCATTATTACCAGTATATCCGTATCGGTGTTGGTGTAGATCGTTTTTTAAATGCCCATATTGATAAACAAAACTTGAATAAAAGGATAAGGAAAAGCTTAAAAGAAGATTCGTTTACCATAGAGAATATTTATATAATTACATTATCGGACATTGCTGATTTAAATATTACAGATCCGCAATTATTGTCTATCCTTGAGCAGGATAAATATGTTATTGCTGTAGATGCGACAAGAACAGACAGGCAGGATGGTATAATGGTGACAAATGACAACACCGGGAGTGTCCTTTATTATATAAAAGCAATAATGGGAGGGCTTCAGTATTTGAATGATTTATTTTACACTTATATATCTGATAAAAAAGAAGAACTAAAATACAACGGACAGATAATATATTTACAAAGACGGTTAAACAATGTATTTGATAACACGTTAAGAAGGATATATATTGCCAATGTAGCTGCTATACCGGTTCAATATGCATATAGAAATACTGAATTTCAAGATAATTATGTTTACAGGATATCGGAATCGGCAAGTAATAATTTTTATTTAGGCCGTATTAGTGAGATAGGTTCGAATCAATATGATTTTATTGTGTTTGTCCCGGCGGCATTGACTTATAACATAGATCAGATGAATGCAACGATAAACAGGTATAAATTAATAGACAAAGATTTTGCAATGCAAACATATTAATATAAATTTAATAATAAAAATAAAGCAATTATTTTGCAGACATAAAGAATATGGAATGATATTATATAGAATAAAAGAAAATAAACCACGTGAATTCAGGTGTAAAAAATGTGGTTATACAACATTAAAAATGCCAAGTATTAACAAGATAAATTTAAGAAAAAATGGATAGGTTAATTATACCAGGAACAACAAACGGTATCCCGTTTAATTGGGACGATTTAGATTTTATAGTCGGTTACGGTTATGATGGCGGAATTATTAAAGTACTTGAAGGGATATTGTCAGCGTATGGAGATAATTTTATAATTCAGGGTTGTGTATATTCGGGGGGGAATTATACCGAAGGATGGCTGTTTCTTGATGGTGAAATACTAAAGGTGGAAGCGCAAGCGGCCACAGGCACTGAATATTGGGTAAAACAAATAGGAAATAATTCAAACGGTAACAAACAGACACAATTAAGCGGGACTGTAGATATTTATAAAGAATACAGGGCTACAGCCGATGAAAGTTCAGGTTCACTACTGGCCGATGGTAACGAACCAAGGCTTACAGCCCCGGGATGGACTTCTATTTCGTTAATAAACGGATGGTCAGGGGGCAGTAATTACGCAAGGTACAGATTGCATGGCGATGTAGTTGAATTGGATGCATATTTTAATGTAACCGACTGTTCGCCAAGTACTGATATATTTGGGGTATTGCCGTCCGGGTATCGCCCGGTAGTTGCTAAATATAATTCAGTAGAAGATTTTGCCTATGCTGATGATTATAGAACGAGGTTGATAATTAATACAAACGGCAATTTAGATTTGGCGTATTTATATTCTGATAGCGGATATTCATTTAATATAAGGTTTCCTGTATCATAATGAGTGAAAAAGAAATTAATGAGATATTACAAGCTGTTTTTTACGGACAGATAACATTAACAAATTTACCTGTTAGCTTTTATGAACATTATGCTGGAGAATTGCAAAAATCGGTTTATAAAGGTTACAAAAGTTCTTTGAAAACGCTTACTGTTGCGTCTGATGAATGGAATCTTTTAAATCATTTCCGGGAGAATGTAAATATATTTTCAGGGGCAAAAACATTTCAACAAATACGTGACAGCCAAAATTTTATACTTGCCAACGATGGTACAATCAGGCCATTTTATGATTACATGCAGGATGTAAAAAATATAGATGCAATGTACCGTGAGAGCTGGTTACGTGTAGAGCGTGACACAGCAATATCGCAAGGCCAGAGCGCACGTAAGTGGATGGACATAGAGAAGCAAAAAGATATTTTACCTTTTCTCAGATACCGCACACAACAAGATGAAAGGGTAAGGCATTCACATGAGGTATTAGATGGGTTTGTAGCACAAGTTAATGACAGTATTTGGAACACTATAATGCCCCCTGGTGATTGGAACTGTAGATGCAGGGTAGAGCAATTACAGGAAGCAACACCAGATACACCGGGGCAGGTACAAGAGAGGGTAAAAAGGGAAAATGAAAAACGTAAACCGGGCGAAAAGATAAAAAAATTAAACGAGATACCAGATAAGCTATTTCGTATGAACCCTGCAAAAGATAAGATAATATTTAAAAACGAGGGCGTGGGGTCGCATCCTTATTTTAAAGTAGACGAGGCATATGAAGTGCTTAAGACGAATAATTTTGGAATGGACATAAATTATGGGTTATAATGGCAAGTTTTAAAAAAATAGGTGATTTTAAATTGAAGCAAACCTTACAGAAATATCAAGGTTTTGTTCAGCGTGTACCTGTTTTGATAGCTAATGAAACAGAAAACCATTTTAGGCAGGGGTTTAATAAAGGTGGAGGGCAGACAAACGCATCAAAAAGCGGGTGGCCGGAAAGGCAGTTTACCAGAGGTGAAGGAAAAAGAAACACATTGGTGGGAAGAGGCACATTGCAAAGGGATATATTAAAACGCAGCGTAAGTTTTCAAAGGATAGTGGTTGGTACCGGTTCTATAACTAATAAGTATGCAGACATACATAATAAAGGGGGCAATATAAGGATAACAGCTAAAAGCAGGAAATATTTCTGGGCTATGTATCATAAAGCAAAGTCTGAAGGTGAAAAAGCATACTGGAAAAATATGGCATTGACCAAAAAATCATTTTTCAAAATGCCACAGCGTGAATATATAGGGGATTCAACTGATTTAGATAATAAAAATGAACGGATTATTGATAAAGAATTACTAAAAGTATTTCAATGAAAGATATAAATTATAAAATAACTGATGATGATAAATTGTCACCTATGATTGGAAGTTTAGGAAATAATATAATGAGAATAACATGTAAACATTACGGTTTATTAAATATATGTAAAAATTGTACAGCTAAATTATCCAATGAAATGATTGATAATGATGTATTAATCAAAGATTGTTATAAAAGAAATAAGTGAAATAATGGCAATAACAGAAATTGAAGATAAAAGCGCAATATTAAAACTTTATGAAAATATTGAAACTGCATTGGACGAAATAATACAAGAAGGGGTAATATATTCAGTCGAAGTTTTTAATTCACAAACAGATTTTGAAAAAGAAGAGAGGCCACATAAATACCCTTTTGTTATGATAGATATATCGGTACAATGGGATAAGATAGAAGTTAAAACCTCTGATAATAGTTTAAGAAACATAAAGCAAAACTGGCAAAAAGGTAATTGTACCATTACATTGCACCATGTTTTTTCACATTTGGACAATGAAACAACATCGTTTAAAGAAACAGAACCGGTAAGGCATGAAGTACACCGGGCAATAAACTTACTGGAAGATGAAAATTGGCACACCAAATTACAAAGGCTAAGCACCATGGTTGATTCAAGCCATAACCGGGTAATGGATTTTATGTCTGTTTACCAATGTTTAATCATTGAACAGGCTTACAAAGATGAAGACAAAGAAACGGTAACCGATCCTGATATTGTCCTGACAACGGATTTAGATATAGATAACCAAACCATACGCACGGGAGATGGTGAAACATAAATGATATGAGCAGTATATTTGTTAACAAGTCAGAGTTTGAAAATTATAAAGAATGTTCGCATCCAACGGCATTAAAGAAGTATGATTTATATTTGGATTTAGTAAGTAAAACCAAAGAACAAGAGTTAACAATATATGACTTGTCCCGTGTTGATGATTTACCCCTTGAAATTGTTAAACAGAAGTGCGGGAAGGTTTAATTTAGCTTACCCGCTTTTAAAATTCGGTAATTATAGGGCATTATACCATAAGTTATACATATCTTTAGGTACTTTTAATAGACTTTTTTCCCAATCCTTATTAACTGAATTAGATATGCCTAAAGGGAACTTTCCTGTTCCATAAACAAGCCTCCCATTGTTTTTATGCAATTCAGCTAAATAAGTTATAATATTAACAGGAAGTTCATTTTTCACTATAGCTATATAT